GAACGAGCGAGAAGCACAGGCATGCCGGCAGGCGAGAGGCGGTCCTGGAGCTGAAGCCGGGTGGCCGCTGGCCGGCGAACCTGATGCACGACGGCAGCGACGAGGTGGTGGGGTTGTTCCCGGAGCAGTCAAGCGGCGCCAATCCCACGCGACGTGGTGGCATGGGGTTCCACGGCGCTACTGGGCAGGATCAATGCCAGCCTCAAAGGGGAGCCGACTCCGGCAGCGCCGCCCGGTTCTTCTACACAGCTAAGGCGACCGCAGCCGAACGGCAAGGCGTCACGCATCCCACCGTCAAGCCCCTCGACCTGATGGCCTACCTCTGCCGTCTCGTCACCCCACCCGCTGGGATCGTGCTCGATCCCTTTATGGGCAGCGGCACCACCGTCAAGGCTGCGATTTCTGAAGGATTCCGCGCCATCGGCATCGAACGGGATCCGGCCTACTTCGAGATGGCGCAGCACCGCCTCAACGGTGCTCAGCTGGGCCTACCTTTCTAGCCGCTACCCTGACCCTATCCCCCCCCTAGCCGCCCCGATGGCCGTCCTAACCTCACGCGACGCCGAGGTGCGCCTGGACGGCATCGGGATCGCCAAGGCCCGCGACATCTCCCTGCAGCTGTCCTCCGAGACCCCGGAGGACACCGCCCTGGGCGACACCACCCGCAGCTACGTCTACGGCCTGCGGGCCTACTCCGGGTCCATGACCCTGCTCTATGACCGCAGCAGCCCCGTCAGCCAGCTGCTGCAGCAGCAGATCACGGCCGACGACACCATCCGCGACCTGGAGCTGATCCTGCTCGACCGCAACATCCGCGGCCCCGTCCTGTTCCAGAACACCGGCATCTCCACCAGCGTCGGCGACGTGGTCAGCTGCCAGGTCAGCGTGGTCTTCAACGCCATCAGCGGGACGGTCTGATGAGCCTGCTGGGCACCGGCGGGGAGATGGAGCTGAGCCGCGAGTGGCCACCGCTCACGGTGCTCACCGATGCCCGCTTCGATAACGGCCGCCTCTGGCTGGCGCAGCCGGGCTTCTGGCCTGGCGATCGGGTGATCATCACCTGCGCCCGCGGGTTGCCGATCGACGCCAACCTCAACGGCTACGCCGACTGCCCCGATGGCCACCGCCACTGGGGCGGCCTGGGCATTGCCGGGCCCGCGACCGTGCACCGCACCAACGACGCCGGGCCCTACTGGGCCGCCAGTGATGCCGCGGCCTACTGGGAGGCGTCGGCGACGACCGGCCTGACCCAGCAGCTGACCTGCTACGCCGGCCGCGACACCCTGGGCCGGCTGGCGTTCTACGACTCCGAAATCAACGGCGTGAACGGTGGCACCACCGGCCGGCTGCCCCTGGCTGGCGTGGCGTTCGGTGCCCTCGTGCTGGCCCCCTACGCCGCTGAGGCGGCCTATCAGGCGGCACTGCTGACCCTGGCTCAGTCGGTGCTTGCGGTGCTGCCCCTGGCGGAGCCGGAGCTGCCTGCCGATCAGGTCGCCACCATCCCCTCGGCCGCGGCCGGCACTGAGCTGATCGGATGGAAGCTGCAGGCCCAGCTGGCCCGCTGGACCCTGGACCAGGAGGCCGCCACGGCTGACACCACCGCCCTGGCCGAGCCCTACGGGGATTCAGTGAAGGCCTTGGTGCGCGGCAGCGGCACCCTGCAGTTCGACCTCGAGCGCAGCTACCGGGCCGGCAGCCAGGATTCGACGGCCCTGCTGCGGCTGGTGATGATGCTGGACCGCGGCTGCCGGTGCCGGGCCCGGTTCTACCTACACCGCGAGCGGCCGGCGGAGACACCCGGGAGCAACCCCTGCCGCGATCCACGGCTGGGCGGTGCGCTCTGGTATGAGGCCGACCTGCTGCTGGCCCGCACCGGCGTCGAGACCGGCGCGAGGGAGCTGATCAGCGGCAGCGCGGCGTTCCTGGTGCTCGGGGAGACGCAGCTGCGGATGGGCTAGAATCTGCGCGTGGGAAGTGGCAGGTCTGATGGGCGTGGTGGCCTGTCAGGCCTTTTTTCTTGCCTCGCTACGCTGAGGGCATGGCCCTGCCTAGACAGCGGTGACGACTATCAAGAAGGCGGCCGAGGCCGGCAGCTGGCCCCTCGCCACCAGCCAGGCCGATGTCAAGGCTCAGCTCAGCGCGATGCTGGACGGGCTGCGGCAGCTGCTGGGCAATGCCAACATCCTCGCGGGATCGGGGGAACTGAACGATCCGCTCAACGCTCCGTTCCAGCTCTACGTCAACCCATACATAGGGTCGGACGCCTTCGCCGCCGGATCGTTCGCGTCCTACGACCCAGATCCTTCTGGCACCAATCCGACGACGGCGAACATTGACGCCAAGATCCGCCGAATTGACAACCAGCGGCTGACGTGCGGCTACAGCGAGATGCGGCCGTTCAAGACCATCAACCGGGCCCTGATTGAGGCGGGGCTGATCACCAGCAAGAGCTGGTTCAACTACAGCCAGGAGGCTGCCCATCTGGATTGTGTCAGCATCCGCCTGTCGGCTGGCGTTCACACCCTCTACAACGATCCCGGCAACACCGGCACCACGCCTGCCGTCTGGGCTGACGGCAAGGTGCCAACCATCGCCGAGCTGATCGGGTTCAACCCGAACGAGGGCGGCTGCATCATGCCCCGCGGCTGCACCATGTGGGCGCCGGACTATCGGAAATGCAGCATCCGCCCGAACTACGTTCCTGCCGACGCTGACGAGGCCTACAGCGAGGCCGGCGGGGTGGCAACGATCACGAATCGCAGCTGCATGTTCCGCACGACCGGGACTGGCTACACGTTCGGCTACACCCTGATGGACAAGCTGGGCAGCACCAGCAGTCACCACCTCCTCTCGGGCTATGAGTTCGCATCTGAGGCACAGCTGACGGGCTTCTACGGCAGGATCAACACCGCCCTGGCGCCGAATGGCAACGGGTCGGCGGCCCTGCTGGTCGCCAGGACGTCAGAGCACCAGATCGTCGGCCCGATCAGCGGCAGCCCGTCGGAGGCGTGGGACACCGTCGGGTCGGCGTCGTTCTACATCCTCAACGTCGGCATCAGGACGGTCCGGGGCCTCTGCGGGGCCCTGATGGATGGCAGCAAGGTCACAGGCCTGCGGTCCATGGTGACGGCCCAGTTCACGAACACCAGCAACCAGAAGACCCTCAGCTGCTGGCAGATCTACGCGGATGGCAGCTGGGCGACGCCCGCGACCTATCAGGCGCTGATTGATTCATCGCCGGACTCGCGGCGGATGAAGCCCGGCCGGCGGTCGTTCCACATCCGCGTCATCAATGGCGCTTTCGTCCAGGAGGTGTCGGTGTTCAGCATCGGCGCTGGTGTCCACAACTGGGTGCAGACCGGCGGCGAGCTGGACTCGACCAACGGCAACACCAGTTTCGGTGGCATCACCGCCCTGGCTGAGGGGTACCGGTCGGCGGCATTCCCGATCGACAAGAGCTGGACGCTCTCAGCGTTCCGCGTGCCCCTGCGGCCTGACGCGAAGGCCCCCGCGATCCGGCGGATCTTCCTCGGCACCGTCAGCAGCGCCACCTCCGGCGCCATCACCCTGTCGGCTGCACTGGATCCGGCTGTGCTCGAGTCCTTCACCCTGCGGCCCGACTCCTACATCTGGGTCGAGAATCCCCAGGGCCCCGACTGGCGGGCTCAGCTGGCCAACCCGTCATGGAGTGCCGGCAGCCCGACCATCATCAACATCGCAGCGGCCCTGGCCGATGAGAACGGCGCCGCTGGCGGCTCAAGCGTCAATGGCCGCCGGGTCTACATCCGTCGCATCGCCGACAACCGGACGAAGGAGGAGCGCCGGCTGGTGCTCAAGCTCGCAAACACCACCAACGCCAGGACCCCGCAGCGGCACCAGATCCTGCAGCTGGATCCAACCCGTGCTGGCGTCAGCGGCGCCCTGCCGGCAGCCACGACCCTGGCGGTCACCTCGACCACGGCGACAACCCCCGTGGGTGCCGGCGTGCTGCGGTCGGCGCTGATCTCCCTGCGGCGCTCCAACCCTGACCAGAACTACGCCAACAGCACCTACTACCGCAAGGGCACGGTGGTGAAGCACGCCAACAAGCACTGGGCGGCGATCAGCGATCTGACGACAGCGACCGCAAGCCCTGACCCTGCGCTGTGGTCCGAGTGCTACGTGGGGATGCCGGAGGCGTTCAACGCTGAGGACCCATTCGTCAACGAGGCCCCCAGCCTGGTGTTT